CTTCTTTCTATCTGCCTTAGAGACCCGGTCTGTGTAGATGAGGCGAATTCTTTAGGTCTAAAGAAGGACCACTTTGAGCAGCCGCGAAACAGAATCCTGTGGGGTCAGTTCGTCCGCGATAGGACGGCCGGCATAGGCCCAGACAGGGCGACTCTGTACGACAAGTTTGAAGACAAGATAGGTGATGGTAAGGCGTTCGATAGCTACGAAGAGTTCGGGCGCTTAATCGGCCAGATAGAGAAGACGCCAGGAAACAGGAACAACATAGAAGCCTACGTGGGCTCAATCGTTCAGGCCGCCAGAAAGAAGCACATCGTTCGCTTGTGTCACAACATCCTCGCCCTAGAGGAGGACCAGCAGCCGTTTTCTGAGATTCTCAAGCAGTCTGCCTCTATTGCGTCTGTCGCAACGTGGGCTCCAGAAGGCCGCTCTCAGCCGAGGCTCGCTCACGACATCGCAAAGGACTACCTAGAAGACTTAGAGGCTCAGCGCCTTGGTCTTAGAACAAGCACGCTATTTAAGTGTGGCATTGAGTCGCTGGACAGGATCCTACTTGTACGTCCAGGCCAGATGGTTGTTGTCGGCGGCAGGCCCAAGATGGGTAAGACGCACTTGATGATCTCACTCCTGAGAAACATCTCCGAGCAGTACGACAGGCCAACGCTGTTTGTTTCCGCCGAGATGAACGAGATGCAGATTGGCGAGCGCATTGCTAGCTCAGAGGCGCGACTGGGAGACACGGCAGAAGATGTCCGCGCTGCTAGAGACGGTGTGCTGGATGCTTGGAAGGGCATCCCCATCTACTTTGACGACAAGCCAAACAGCCTTGGTGCGGCTCTTATGTCCATTCGCGTTCAGAAGAAGCAGCTAAACATCTGCGCTGCGGCTGTTGATTACCTGCAACTTCTCAAGCTACCGCCGTCTACAAGCAGAGAAAGGCAGGTTGCGGAGGCGTCTAGTGCGTTTAAGCGGCTCTCTATGGAGTTGGAAATCCCGATCTTCGTGGTAGCGCAGCTAAACAGAAGCTGCGAGTTCAGAGAGAACAAGCGTCCGATACTGAGCGACCTGAGAGACTCCGGGCAAATCGAACAAGACGCAGACGCCGTTGTCTTTGTTTACAGGCACTTCGTTTATGACGACGACTACGCTAGGCCCGAAGAGGCAGAGGTCATTGTAAGGGCGCAAAGGAACGGACCTACAGGCACTGCCTTCTGTTCCTGGGAGCCCGGAAAGGGGTGGTTCCGTGACAGACACTGAGGACTGGCGCGAGGTTCACATTGGCCTTTTGTCTTTTCAAAGAGGTGAGCCCACAACCTCAGAAGTTTACTGGCCCAAGCGCGACGAATGGCAGGAGTGGGCTGTGCCTATCTATAGGAGCGCGGTAAACAAGGCGAACGGAACAACGGGCTTAGGCCCCAAGTGTTCGGCGTCTTGGCTTGCCATGAGGGCGCTTCAGTACAAGTGGAAAGACCTGTTTGAGTTCTGGGCAGAGAGGGCGCACAAGGCTGGACCCATGCCTATGGAGTTCATTGAGTCTGACTTGATGAAGCGCGTGTGGAAGAAGATGGTTATAGAAGAGCGTCTTGCCTTTGCCTGGTCTCGCTTCCATAGCGACTATGAGGAGGGGATGGGATACCCGCTACGAGCGAGCCCGTTTGCCAGAAAGGCTGACCTGACCCAATGAAGGTTTTTCTTGGCGTAGACCCTGGCCTAACTGGCGGCTTGGCGCTTATCTCTGAAGCTGGCGACGTAGTTAAGGCCACGCCTATGCCTCGCCTTAACGGAAGCTCTGGCCCGCTAGATACCAACGCGATAAAGGCGTGGTTCTCTGAGGCCAAGGGGGCGGGAAAGGTCTATGCAGCCCTTGAGCGGGTGTCCGTTAGGCCAAAGGAAGGCGTGAAATCAACGCTTACAGCGGGCATTAACTGGGGGTTTATCAAGGGGATGCTCGTCGCAATAGGCGCAAAGCACGTAGAGCCAACGCCTCAGCAGTGGAAAAAGGCCCTCAGCCTGCCGAAAAGACCCGGCTCAGAGCGGAAGAAGGCGAAGGAAGACGCCGTTGCTATGGCGATGCAGCTATTTCCTGGGGTGTGCCTTACGCCCGGAAGGAAGCGAGTCCCGCATGACGGGATGGCAGACGCGCTGCTGGTGGCAGAGTACGCGAGAAGGCTGTTGTCTTAGCGGATAGGACCAAGGTAGTCGGCTATCTCTGCCGTTCTTGCGTTCGGCCCAAGGGTTCCTGGGCCGTAGATTTCGTTTACCTTTTCTATGCCTGCCAGTCGCCTGGCGTCGTTCTCGGCTTCTTTTCTGGCAGCAATTTCTAGGATGTCTTTCTTTGATAGCGCGTCTTCATAGCCAGGACCTGGGGCTGTGAAAGTGCCTCCAGTTCGCGGTCTGTATGCTTCGTAGGGTACTACCGTACTTGCGAGCCCAGCTAGGGAGCCAATCCCAGCGTCTGTAAGGATGTTCTTAAGGCTAAGTGCTTCCTTTGCCGCGCCCTTTAGGAACTGTGCGGCTCTTGCTCTTTTTGTTGGCAGGAATCTTGGGTCGTTTTGAACCTCGTCAATTAGCTCGCGAGCGTGGTCGGAATACTCGGTTTTTCTGCTGTGGACGGGCCCCCCTTTCTCTACATGGCTGTAGGGGGTGTTCCCCCATCCCTGAAGAGCTTCTTGGGCATGTAGCCATCGCTGGTTTTGAAGGCCCTCTTCTGGATACCCAAGCCTTCTTGCCGAGGCCCTTAGAAGCTCAGCAGACTCGTTGGCCTTAAAGGGCTTGCCGGCTACCTCCACAGCAGACGGGTCTGCCCAGGAATATGTGTCGCTTGGGTGGGCAGAGAGATGCGATGGGTCTAGCGGTGGGTACTCTGCCCATGTGTCTGGGAGTTCCGTTCTCCGTACGTTTATAGCGCCCCTTGGGGTATCTGCCGTTAGCGTGTTGAATTCGGACTCCAGATAAAGGTCTTTTATCGCCTGCTCCGCAGCCCTTCGCTCGTGCATGGGCCTGCCGGTGTCCTGAACGATTTCGGTCAAGGACTCGACCCTGTCCATGCGCCTATTGCCAACGTCCTCTAGCTGTTCTGTAGATATGCGGTTGGCGTCTTGAGATGTTGCGCGTAGCGGGTAGACAGAACCGCCCTCAGCGATGCGATTAAAATCAAGCATCTCTCGGTAATTGTTGGGGTCACTAATGACTCGATTGTGGGGGCGGCTAAGGCCGCCACCATACCTGTCAAGGTCGGCACGACTTGGTGTTGCGTATGTTGCGGCGAGAGCCGGGTTTGAGGTTGCGTATGCCCCACGAAACCTCGACCCAGCCATCGGTGCCCTGGGGTCGGTGATGTCGCCCCTAAGGCCCCGAAAGATCACAGGGCGACTTTTTACGTCAGACAGCCAGTCCCCATAAGAGACCATCGCCCTTGGCACGTTGCCAACAGCGCCACCAAGAGCGCCAGCCTTAGCCGCTGCAAGCGCAAGCTCGTATAGGCCGATGTCGCGCTCAGCGCCTAACTGTATCTGGGTTGCTTCTGGCATCTAATAAGCCGTTCTGAGCGCGTCTTCCATTGGCCCGCTGTTGTGCGGGTTGTTCTTCTCTTTGCGCTTCTCTTTGTGCTTCTTCTTGAGCGGAATTGGCTTGTGGTGTGGCCTGTGGTGCGGCTTGTCTGCCAGGTTGATTACGATCTTAATCGTCGGCCCTGACGGCGCTGGACGGTCATGCTCTTTGATGGCTTTCTCGCCCTCTTCCAGCATGGCGTCTTCGACGCGCTCACACATGTGCTTGTCTGGTACGTGCATCGCCTAGAATCCTCCTACAAGCGACAGGATGGCTTGCATTTTCTTTCTCTCAAAGTCTGGTTTGCCTTCAAAGCCAAGGGCCATGTGCGGCGCTATAGGGATCCTACCGCTTATGTCCGGTCGTCTGGGATCGCCTGTAACGCGAAGAGTTGGGAACCTGGCAAGACCGCGAAGGATCTCTTCATAGCTCGTTGGAGCCTGAACTGGGGGTGGCCCCGGCATATCAGTATTTCTTTCGCCTTGATTGTGATGCCTTCACTGCCCTGCCTTGCCTTGCGGCTTTCTTCTTTGCTCCAGCACCTGTATAGCACTTGCCTGAAGACCCGTACTTCTTGCCGCCTTTGCCGCCTGATTTACACTTCTTTACTGGCATTGTTGTCCCTGTTATTGTGTCAGCACACTCAACTGGAGGAATCTGTGTTTAATCCTAGCGAACTTACTGTGAAAAGTGCCAGGGCTCGCCTGTGTGAGCTTGATGTTGCTGGTTTGGAGTCTGTGCTGCAAGCAGAGATTGACGGCAAGCATCGGTCTTCCTTGATTGCTGACATTGGCAGAGCCATCGACGCAATCAAGACCGCTGAGGCTTCTGAAGCCACTGAGGTCACTGTCGAGCCTGCGAAGGTCGAAGGCCCGAGTATCGAAGCGTCTGTTCGGTACTACACCCAGAATGAATACGGCCAAATGAACCGAGCAGCGAAGAAGTCGCTGGTGCGAACGCCACTTGGCTATAAGAAGAGAGCCTAATGGGCGCGGCGAAAGCCTGCTCCCTGTGCAAGAAAACCTTCCCGCTAGACGACTTTCACAGGGACTCCCGGTCTAAGGACGGGCGAAGGTCTCGGTGTTCCTCGTGCATCTCTTCCATATCCAAGGAAAACTCAAAGAAGGCACCAGTCATAGCTGATGGAATAACTCACATGACATGTCCAAGGTGCGAGCGCCTTGGTCGAGAAAGCCGACTGCCGGTAGATTCCTTTGGTCTTGCCCGAAGAAAGAAAACAGGCAAGAACTCGTGGTGTAGGCAGTGCTGTTCAGAGGCCACTTGCGAGTGGCAGAAGACAGAAGAGGGCAGGCGTAAGCACATTGAAGCAGTCAAGAGGTACAACGAACGCAAGCGACTGGAGCGTTCCAGACTTTGAAACAGACATCGACCGCTATGAGTGGGAGATACAGCAGCGTTTTGAGTCAATGGATACGCTTGATCGGTGGGTTGCGTCTGACGGTGTCTACACCATCGGGCCACCAATCCCACCAAACGCTGTCGTCTTTACTGATGACGTAGCCACAAGGGCTTTTGAGAAGGGGACCAAGGACGGCTACCTGGCTTGTAGGCCGGCTGCCGAGAAGCTTGGTGTTTCTAGGAAGGCTGTCAGGCTGCTTGTAGATAGGCTCACAGACACGCGAGTCGCCTACGTTGTCTACCCAGGAAAGATAAAGAACAGCCGATATCACTGCCGGATGATTCACAAGAACAGTGTCAGAATCATAAAGAAGAACGTTTCCCACTGGATGAAGAAGGCAAAGCAGGGTGGCAAAAAAACAACAGCAGAAAATCTTCGCAGAGGTCGCTGAGATAGAGCTTACTGGCGGAGACTACGCAGACTTCTCGTCTTTCGCTGAGAGCCATCTGCTCATCCAGACAAAGCGCGGAAAACTACTTCCCTTCAAGCTGAACAAAAGTCAGCAAATCAGACAGCAAATGCTGGATGAGATGGAAGAGGCGGGGGTGCCTATCCGCGTATGGGAAGCTAAGGCAAGGCAGGCGGGCTGTAGTACGCACATACAGGGCTGGATGTTTCATCGCTGCATAACAAGGCGCGATGAGGTCGCCCTTATCGCTGCTCACGCAGACCACTCAGTTCACAGCATCTTTACAAAAGCGAAGATGTTTTACGACAACCTCCCGAAGAACCTTCAGCCACTTACCAAGTACAACAACAGGGCAGAGCTAGACTTCCGTGCCCCTAACGGCCCAACGGGCCTTAGGAGCAGGCTCTCTGTTATGACGGCAAAGAGTGCAGAAGACGCCCGTGGAACCACCGCGAGGCTGGCCCATTTCTCTGAGGTTGCTTTCTATAAGCAGCCAGAGCGGTACTTCCTGGCGACACTACAGTCCATGCCAGATGGGCCAGGAACGTTCGCCTACTCAGAGTCCACGTGTAATGGCTCAGGGGACTTTCATCACACGATGTATCTAAGCTCAAGGATTTGGCAGGACGAGCCCTACCCTTGGATGCCGCTAAAAGAGAAGTATCCGGGAGACCCAGACTCAGCCTGGTACGCGCATTTCACTCCCTGGTTCATTGTTGAGGAGTACGAGCGAGACCTCCTGTGCAGCGAGAAGGAGTTCGTTTCGTCTTTAGACACTGACGAGCAGGAGCTTCTAGACAAGTTTGGCGAGTGGATAACCCTTGAGAACCTGTCGTGGCGCAGGGCAACGATAGCTACCAAGTGTGGCGGCTCTATCGAGCGATTTCATCAGGAGTATCCAAGCACAGACCAAGAGGCGTTTAGTGCGTCTGGCTCGCCGGTCTTTGACCTTAACTCCATAAAAGCGCAGAGAGACGTACATGGGTGCTGGTGTGATCTCTGTTTGCCGTACGCAGGAGCCAGAAAGCCAGAATCCAACGTGTGCCCAGAGCATGGCTGGTACGAGATAAGCGATAAAAGCGACTACCCTGGCGGACGAGAGAGAATGTACTCCACGTACTCTCCAGAGGTTTGCGAGGTTTCGCCTGGGTCTGGCCGGCTCTCTATCTGGAAGAAGCCAGAGTCTGGTTGCAGGTATGTAATCGGAGCAGACGTAAGCAAGGGGTCTAGCAGCAAGGACTGGGACCATCTTTACGTGTGCGACCTCGCAACCCTTGAGCAGGTTGCTGAGTGGAGAGGGAAGATTGAGCTAGATGAGTTGGCACCAATCTGCCTACTGATGGCCCTTTACTACAAGAACGCAATCCTAGCCCCAGAGGTGACGGGGCTAGGCGCTGGGCTAATTGCCCTGCTTGAGAGGTCTCGCTATTTCAATCTGTATAGGCGCGTAACCACAGACACGCTCAGTGGTCCCACCGTTATGCTTGGTTGGGATACGACCAAGAAAACGAAGCCAGCCATGATTGGGCTAATGCAGCGAGCCCTAAAAGAAGGCTACGTGAAGATTCACTCACGCCAGGTACTGGATGAGATGGAGGCGTACACGCGCACGGTTCTTTACAGCAAGGACGGCATCGACTCTCTACAGGCGAAGATGGGAGCGCCACCGGGAAAGCATGATGACGCCTGCGTGGCTGCCATGATTTGCACTGCTGTCTCCCACTACACCCCAGGCGGAATGACCAAGATTAACGCCACAGAGGTAAACATGGAGCGGGCCATGGACCACAGGAAGTGGACCTCTGACGACTGGGACGAGTACGAGAGGCAGGCTATTAAGAAGCAGAAGCGCTTTCGCGGTAATCGACGCCGGTAAGACCGTAAATGCCCCACCCAGTCTTGTGGATGCGACCTGGGTCTTTGTAGATAACGTCGTGAACCGCGTGACTGGAGAGTCCGGTTTCTTCGATGATGTCTTTAAGCTGCATCTGTCCACGCTTTCCTAGAACGGCCTCGATAGCCTCTCTGGCAGCGTCTCTGCGCGTCTGTGCTGACGGGCCTTCCCTCTTCTTTATTGGCTCCTTTGTGTCGCCAGACTCAATAACGCTGGTTCCAGCGACGGCTAGCTGCCTGTCTCGCTCTTCCTTGCCGTAGAAGTCCTTGCCCTTTAGCTCTGGACTGGCCTGCTTTCCC